CCTGTTGTTGATGTCGACCACCGCGTTGCGGATGAGTTCCTGATCGTATTGGGACAATCCCATGAGAAAATCTCCATTCTGTGAGCCTGTAGGTGTGCTGGTGTTGTCGAGGATGGCGTTGGCCTGGGTGAGGATCTCCTGCCAGCGCAGGGGGTTCGGGCACTGGTCGGGACAGTCGGGGTGCGTGTGCGGCGGAATCTCCCGGTGCAGGAACACATTCTGCCCGTGAGCCAGCCGCCCCCACCCGTAGCGTCGGGCGATGTCCGCACACAATTGGGCCGACGCGGCCACGCACGCATCCGTGTTCACATACCCCGCCAACCCCCCGGCATGTTCGATGCTGATGCTGCGCAGGTTGGAGATCCTGGACCCGTCCGCCCACGACCCGTCCAGTTCGGACACGTACTGGCTGACCGTCCCGTCAGCACCGACCCCGTAATGGCTCGACGCGCGACTCGACGATTTCGCGAACGTGGCGTCCGTGCCGGACAGACCCCCGGCCATGACATGCAGGGTGATGTACGCGACCCGCTGCCCCTGCCTGCCCGCGTAATGGTTCGGACTGGGCCTCTGGGTGACAGTGACCATACTGTTCACCCCTCCACCGGAACAACGGTGTCGGCCTGTGCTGAGGCCGCGCGTAGAGCACTGTCCGCATCGGGCAACTCGACCTGGGCGGCCGGGATCACCGTGGACGGCAGTGCCGAACCAGCGGATTCCGGAGTCTCGCTGATCACGGTGCCGGCGGTGTCCACGACCTGTTTGGACGTGTTAGACGCGGCCACCAGACCGAACGCTCCAGTGAGTGTGACCCACCCCGCGGTCGCAGCCCCATACCATGACGGGGCGCTCACATCCAGATAGCCCAGTACTGACAGGTATACCGCAGAGGCGACACCCACCAGCACCACCACCACGTAGATCACCTGACGAGCCCAGAACGGCAGCAGATTGAACACCTCCTGAGGCGTATCGACCACATCCGGTGTATTCGAATTAGACATTATTGTTGCTCCTTAATTTGGGGTATGAGGAAGCCTCCGATTACTCGGAGGCTGTGATTGGTGGAGAGGGAGTTTTACTGCTGTCCGAATCTGGGGAAGTCGGCGCGCATGGAGTCGGGCAGGCTGGGTTTGGGGTGGGTTCTCACGTAGACAAGTCCCTCCTCCTGGCATAGTCCGTCCATCCAGTGGTACAGGCCACGGATGTACCTGGTGCGTTCCAGGTCCTTGTCCTCGTAGGCGTGCAATGTGCGGCGCAGGGCATCGTTCTCGTCGAAGAGTTTGGACAGTTTGGCGTCCTGGGCGTCGATCTCGTCCTGCATGTTCGACTGTGCGGCGGTCAGTTCCGTATAGGCATGCGACAGACGGTCCCTGCGGGTGAGGGCCACGGTCAGTATGCTCGCCACAGCGCCACTGGAGATCAGCGCAACGATGATGGTGGTCATGTCCAGCATCTGCAAGTGCATCATGCCTCGCTCCCCGGTACGTGCGTGGATGGTGTCATTTGTTGTTCCATACGGCCATCCACATCAGGCGCACGACCTGCTGGCCTCCCCAGCCGCCACCGGGTTTCACGACCCGGAACTGCAGCCTGGTGCGAGCCACTTCCCATGGCACGACACGGAATCCCTGGATACTGTCGGGATTCCAGGAACTACCGGATCGTGGATCGGCCTGCACGGTGACGAAATCAGGCGGTCTGCCATGATCGGGGATGTCCGTGCTGACGTTGCCGAAATTGCCCGTCCAATTGTTGACGAACCCGGTTTCGGTGATCATCCCGCCCTGTCGTCCGGACGCCTGTACCGATTCGGCGCTGCTGGTGGATGAGGACCATCCCCCGGTCTGCCCCGCGGTCACGATGGCGTACGCCAGTGGGTACTCGTATACGCCGGTTTCCGTCTGCGTGAACGATGCGGGCCCGCCCCCGGCCGGACCGTTGACCGTGACCAGCTGGATACGGGGCGTGGCGGCGGGATCCAAGCGCAGCACGACGTAGACCCGTCGTGACAGTCCTGTGGTGTTGGCGTCCACGTCGAGAGTGACGGTGCTGTCCGACATGTACGCGCATCCGTCCACGGTGGCCAGTCCGGGTCCGACGGTCAGTTGCCGTCCTGTGGTGCTGGTCGACACCTGCAAGCCCTGGTAGATGGCCGAACCGAATGACTGCCGGGCCCAGGCGCGGAACTGTGCCTCGCTTACGGTCTGCCCTGAGAAGGGCCATGCTGATTGTGTCATCGTCTCTCCAATCGTGCCAGTCTCCTGGCGGTCTGTCTGCGGGCGATCATCGCCCTGCTTTCCGATGTGCTGAAATCCCCGAGGGTACAGGTGTGGATGACACCGTCGGTGAACCCGGTGGTGATGGACGTGATCTGGGTTTTGCGCCACAGGTCGCGCCCGTCCCTGACGGCGACCCAGTCGCCGGGCTGTGCGGTGCTAATCACCACGTCGTCGGCCACGGTTCCGTTCGCCGCGTCCATCGCGCTTTTCGCCTCGCTGACACTGTCCTTGGCTGCCTGCTCGGGTGTCTCGTGCTCCTCCGGGGTGACGAGGGACTCATGGATGCCCCAGATGGATTCCAAAGCGGCCCCGTCATCGGGGACGATCTGCTGGTAGGACACCACGGAATCCTCGGTGGTCTTGATGACGCACCTGGTGACGGTGGGTGACGAGCGTTGCACGCTCAGCTTGCTCAGGCTCCCCGAATCGGTATCCAACGCCAGCATGGTCGACAGATCCTCGACGCGACGCACCACGGCCACCAGGGTCGACCCCTCCTGTATGACATCGAACGCGAACTCGGTGTATGCCAGGGATGTGGCCGCCTCCAGCACGGTCTGCCAGTCTGCGGTCAACTGCGCCTGGGATCCACGGTGCTGCGAGACGGGCACACCCACTCCCATGCGGGTGAGGTTGGAGAGCGCCTTGACGAGCAGGTCCTCGCGACTGCCCGTCCACAGGACGCTCTCCACCTGGGCCGACACCGTTTTCGCCGGATCCGGATAGCACAGGAGACGGGAGAGCAGTTCACTGTCGCCCACCCCGGTGATGCTCAGGTGATCGCCCAGCTCGGAGTCCGGGTCGGTGACCTGCTCCCACTGTTTCACCCGTCCACTAAATGTGGTGTTGGGGCCGGTGACGATGATGCCGGCATTGTCCTGCATCAGCAGGCTGCTCGCGTCGGAGCTCATGGGGATATCCAGCGTCCACGAGCCCACGTCCGTGGCCTGTCTGACGATGGTCAGGCCGGTCAGGTCCTGGGTGGAGAGCACGCCCACACGGTGCAACGCCCGGTCGCGTATCTCCACGGCATACTCGTCCGCATTTTCCCTGCTCATCGCATGATCTCCTTGCGCTGGTGGTAGCTCATCCGGATGAGGCTGCCGCCCTGCAGTTCGCTGGCATGCAGGTCGCTCGGGCTCGCATCCGCATCACCTTGCCAAGCGGCATACGGGCTGTCCCCGTCGAAATACCCGGTCGAGCTGCTGCCGAACACGAGCAGCCCCTGGGTCACGCCCTGCGGGCTGACGCCTTGGGAACCCAACCGTATGGTCTCGGCTCCCTCCGGAATAGCGAGGTTCTGCACGCCTGCACGGTCCATGACGGACTGGGTGCGGTGACGTGAGATCAACGCCCCGTCAGCGTCGAGGAACTCCACCATGAGTTGGCTGTCGGTCGCGATCGAACACGAAATCACAGATGCCGGCCACCCGGTAGTTGGTTTGCTCATGCTCCATGTGGCGGTTCGGCGCAGGTCGAACAGGGTCCGCATCATGGCCTCGCTCATGCCGAGACCGAGATCCAGCCAGTCCGACGACCCGGTGACCCGGGCCACGTCGAGCACGCCACGCAACAGGATGGTCTGCGTTTCACTGACCCCTGACTGCCATGGAATCCACCTCGTCCAGTCGAGGGCCTTGTCACCGCTCTCGAACGTGCCTCCTGCCAGATACTCCTCGTTCATCGCGTTCGGCAGTCCACTGCGCCTGTGTGCGGTGAGGTACTGCAGATTGCCCTGCAGCCAGGCCATGATGCTGTCCGTATAGTCGGGAACACCATGGTCTGTTCTGTACCATTCGAGCGCCTGGGCCAGCGCGTAGAGGATCTCGCCGTTCCAGAACTGCCACCAGGTCTCTTTCTCAGGTTCGGTGCTCCATGTGCCGTACACGTCGAGACTCTGATCGGCGACATAGGTGCGTGCCAGGAACCGGGCACACCGGTCGATAAGGGTGACGACACGGTCGTCATCGTCGAACACTCCGGACTGCTGGGCGAAAATCATGGCCCGCATGAGAATGCCCACGCTGTGAGGGCCCTCACCCGCGGTAACGGGATCGACGCCCTTGTTGAACAGGTCGGGAGGAGCGGTATCCGCACTCGGCCAAACGGCATATATCCAATCGATGAAATCAGTGGCGATCCTGGCAGCCACCGTCAACGTGGGATCATTCTTCAACGCCTTGCACACCACGTCGATGGTGCGATACTGGTAGCCGCCCCATGGGTCCTCGTACCAGGTATCGGGCTCGCCGTAATACGCGGTACCCGCACGATCCCACACGTATGCCGAGGCGAACGGTCCACGGAACCCGTGAATCCGCTCGTACTCGTCCTGTGCGTCCGAGAGGAACCCCAATACCATGTCGACGCCTTCGGGCACGTTGAGATCCTGCCAGAAATACGGGGCCTGGTATCCCGCGAACGGAATCCCCCGATACGTATTGACACGACCATTGAGGATATTCACCGTGTACGGCACCACCCACGGCGAGTACTTCACCTGCTTCCTGGGTAGCATACGCATGTAGTAGACGCTGAAATCTAGGGCCGGCGTGCGATCGTAATACAGGCCGATATTGCCGATGGTGGTACCTACCGGAGGGCTGACGAAATCCCCGACACCATACAACGTAAACGTGCCGGTACCGGTGAACGTGATCGTGATCTCCGTGAACGTGCCGGTGAACGATGCCGGAGCCGTGCCCGTGTTGGCCTGATCGCCGGACGTGGTGAAATCCTTCATCTTCGGCGAGGCGTCGAGGATGGAATCCGTGGCGGCCAGTGGATGATACCAATACCAGCCGTCAGCGTCCTTCACGCGCAACGTGCAAGTTTTACCGGGCGACACATAGCGGATGGTGGGGAACTCGCCGAACGTCTTATCCGAGCTCAGCACGATCTGCGCCCACGACGCCACCGTATAGTTCAGCGTCACGCCGAGCTTGTCCTCGGACTCCGTGTCGGTCACCACACTGGCGTCATCCTTATAGATCCCGTACCAGGATCCCAACAGCACGTGATGCCACACGATCCTGTCCGTATACATGAAATCGGAACGTTTGACACTCAAATTCTGTATGCCGCCACTGCCATCCAATGGGATCAACGCCGTATACCTCGTCAGGGGGTCGTAGTCCCCCGTCGGATCAATCAGCAGTCGCATGAATCCATTCGTACTGCCGGCCACCTGCACGCTCAAAGTGGAGTCCTCATCCCATGCGCCACCCACGTTGAACCTGCCATACTGCACATACCCCGTGCCCGCAGGCACCGAGACATCCACGGCGCCGGTGGAACGGTTACGCACGATACTGGCCGCCAGACTCAGCAGGTCACCAGCGAACCAGTCGATACCAAGGGATTGCAGCCTGTAGTAATCCTTTTGCGTCACCAGCATCTGCTTCTTCGTCAGCAGGGTCCCACCGGAGGTTCGCGGTAGATGCCACGTCACGATCACATTCGTCTGCGTGGTCAACGTAAATTGAATGTTGATCCTATACCCGTACGAGACATCCAACGTGACATCCTGGCCATAAATCGTGGTACCGTCCGTGGACTGCACAGCAGCCACATACGGGTCCCTCACCACTCCTGAGCTCTTCGCATAACAGGAATACACGTAACTACCCGCCGGCAACGTCACGGATTCAACCGTACGGACATACGCCGTTGCAGGGTTCGAACCCACCGTGGCGACCATACCGTCACCATCACTCGCCGCGGCACCAGTCGCCTGATTCAACGACGTGAACCTGGCGATCCTGGGGTCGGTGAGCAGATTGGTCGCCAGAACAGTCCCGGCTTTGGACAGAATGCTGGTCGACGCGCCCGCCGTTCCGGTCCACGCGGTATCACACCCATCAAGAGCGGAGACGACACTGGATGCCCTTTCGTTCACCCAATACGACCCATCCAGGTCCACCGGGTCATCCGTACCGGCATTCGTGCTGATCCAGTCATCAAAATCGTTCACATCCACCAACGACGGCACCACATCACGGAAATGATCCAGCATCAGACCCCACAGCGGGTTAGCGCCGTCGAGCTGTCGCAGCAACACGAAATCATCCCACGCCCACCAGATGGAATCAATGGCGCACGCTATCTCACCATCATCAAGGGGCCGCCACATCGGCCACGCCTCGAAAGCCTGCCCCTTATGGATGATGTCTCCACCCTCATCAGTAGCCACCACATACAATGCGCCGTTTACCGACTTATCCGTGAGGGTAATCGTGAACGTTTTATCACCATCGGACCGGTAGCTCTCCACCGTGTAAGCGGTGCCCACAACCTCGGCATACGGATTCTGCCATTTCAGCGTCGAATCCAATGAGCGCACACTACACACCTTTCGGGCGGTGTGCTGCATAACCAACGTGGCGACACCATCGGCGAACGTCGCTTTCAGGTTGGGATACCACGCGTCCCCGGTGAAATCCTCCTTGGCGTTATACAACCAGTTCGGCATCAGGAACGGGCGGTCATTCAAATTCGCCAGGCAGTCCAGACGACCAGGATCACCAGCCTTGTAATCCCACTGGGACTCGTCGTCCACGCGCCACCCGGCACGGTTCGCACGCAACGCAGGGTTCGACACCCAATTCGTCGCCAACACCTGCTCCGACATGACCCGCTCGCCCGCCTTCGCGCCATCCATCTTCAAATGCACCGTGCTCTCACCACGAGGAAGCTTCGGGAACATGGGGCCCATCGCCAGACGCGCATACGCGCTCCCCCCATCCTTATCCGTGACCGCAGGCATGCCCGACACCGTGGGATCCACGGTCAACTCCTCGCCATCAGCCAGCCCGGCGGGGACACTGAACCCACGCCCCCCGATCGACACCTCAGCACTCTCGCACGGACCACGAAGCAACCACACCACCGGTGTCTCGGCATCACCCGGATTCGACACCACACTGTCCGAAATCGCCAACGAATCAGACAACGGCAGCCCAGACAAATCATCCAGAAACACCCGCGCATCATCAGACACACGAGCCTCAACCACCGTCGACTCAGACAACAACCAAAACGGCTGGCTTGCCGTCACTGCGAGATCCACGCTGGCGAAGGTGTCGAACTCAGTGCCGGTATCTCGGTCGCCCTCCAACCCGCTCTCATAGGTGATGGGAAGTTCATACTGTGAACCACCCACGCCCATGCGTGCAACCAATCGTGCGTCATCGGACAGAACGATCTCCCTGAGTTGTTTGAGACCGGCACGCTGCGCGTCGACCTCGCCCACATACCGCAGTTTCAACAGCATCGGCCGCACTTCGGCACGTGACCCCAGCACCACGCCACCTTCTGCAGCACCAGAACGGATACGCACGGATCGAGGGATCATGCCGAAACCCGTCGATCCAGTTCTCCATGTCCAACCCTCAAACGATCGTCTGAACTCGATACTGTCCCCTGCTCCGGCAATGGTGAGTCTGAGCGCTTGATCTTGCATGTTTGTGCCTTTCTACAGCATGTCGGCCAGTATTGCTTTCGCACGCACTGCCGCCCTTGTGAGCCGCGCTTCTGCACCAAGCCCGGCGACCTGATCCACATAGGTCAGATTGATTGTCGGAGCTACTGGTGTGCGCCGAGTATTGCCATCCATCTTGTTGGGAACGACGCCGGCTTGGTATTGCTGGACGAGACCACCAGTGGCGTACTGCCTGTAATTGAGAGAATCAAGGAATCCAACACCCAATGCCTTCACGGTCGAGGCCGTCATGATGTATTCACCGTTCGATATTCTGGCAAAAATCGAATCCGAAGTGCCCGTACCTGGTCCCGTTACATAACCACCAGTTGCGAATGGAATCGTCCCAGTAGCACCTTTTGGTCTGTATCCCGAACTTGTGTAAGTACCTCCAGAATCATCGACGTATGAGCCGTGAATAGTGAAGTATTTGTCGGCGACCGAGAGCCTTTGCACTTGCTCAATGATGCTGGTTGCATCATCCTTGGCGGTAATGAGACCCTTCTTTTCAGCGATTGTCATCATGTCGACCACGGATTTTGCAGCCGCATAGGGACCATTATCACCACTGATCACTCCGGTCTTCGGATCTATCGTCCAACCCTGAGTCTCAGCGAACTTCTTCCACGCATCGGTGTTGTCAGCAAGCAACTGTCCCGTCTTCGGATCTATCTTCGCACCGTTAGCGAGCGCTAGAGCCATGTCGTACTGGCTTTTGTTCAGGTTTAGTTCCCCTGTTTTTGGGTCAATGGTGGTTCCTGTTACTTGAGCGACGGTTTGCAGGAATGGTTTGTTGTCTCCGCTGATTTTCACTGTGGTGCCGTCAGATAGGCCTTGTGCTTTGAGCTGTATGGCATCAAGTGTTTTGGATGCGTTGTCGGTGATGCTTATTGGTGTTGCGTTGGCTTTTTTGATTGATTCGACCAGTTGGTTCACGCCGTTGGCGGTGAGTCCCATGGAGTCGGCGAACTCTGCTGCTTGTTCGGGTGTTTTTCCCATGGCTTCGGCGACTTGTATGACGGTTTCGCGTCCTTTGGCCATGACGTCGTTGACTTTGCCGATGTCTCCAGTTTGGCGGGCATAGGCTTCTGCTGAGTCCTTCACGTCGGTGACTAGGTCGCTTAATGCGTCACGGTTCGCTTGGCCTTTCGCTGTGTTCTCATCTAGGGTTTTCCCGTTCTCTTTTGCTGCTTCGGTCGCTGCGGCTATACCTTTGCCGAGTTTTGTGTCTGCGTCGAATACCGACTGGGCGAATCCGTAATAGGTTTTGAGTGCGCTGACCGCTTCGCCTAGTGCGGCTGCCTGATTACTGGCGCCTTTGCTGGAGGCGCCGAGTTGCTCGGCGAGTATTTCGCTGGCGTCAGCAGCGTCGGATGTGGCGTCTGCGTTGGAGGACATGGCATCAGTCAATCCCGCGGTCGCCAACGTGTTGTTGACTTTTTCTTTGGTGTCGGCTTGTTGTGCTTCCTTTTCTGCGGCCAGTTCCTTTTTGGCTTTGTCACGAGCCTTTGTGAGTTGGTCTAGAGTGGCGGCTGCCTGCTGTTGTTTCTTGACGTCAAGATCGCCTGTTCCGAGTTTGAGAAATGCGTTGTTGTATTCCTCGATAGCGGTCTTATCGTGTGCCGCGGCTGCAGCCACAGTACTGTATGAGAGCCCGACCTGATCGAGCATGTCAGCGTATGAGGAGGCTCCGGTTTGCCCCTTCTGCCACCAGCCCCAATCTATGTTCTCGCCGGTTTTGATCATCTTGACAACAGTGGAGCTTGCGGAACCGGTGTCTTCGAGAGCTTGTTTGAATGCTTCGGTAGCTGCTTTCGATTGCTTTACATGGTCAGCCCAGGTGTTCAATGCGATTCCTGCGGCCAACATTGCTATGCCCCACGATCCACCCAATAGGTCGAGTACTCCTTGTCCGGTCTGTTTCAACGCCCCCATTCTCAGCTCGGACCTTGATGAGGCCTGTCCGACGTGATCAATTTGGGTTGCTGCGTCCATCCCGCTGAGTTTGAGCATCTGATAGGCGGATTGCATGCTGGAACTAGCTGCAGACAAGCGTTGTATAGGATCCAATGCCAGCCCCATGCCACGGCCGAAGGCACTCGATGAAGAGGAAAGATCCCCGAAAACCTTATGCAACCCAGTGAATGCTCCTATCCCCAGTCCAACCATGACGACGGATTGCTGGATAGCTGGGTCGAGATCACCGAATGCGCTGATGACATCGGTGACTCCCTGTACAGTGCCGCGGAGCATGCCGTTCGCACCTTCGCCAATACGAATGAACGACGTCTCGACCGCACCACCGAACTGTTCGATGTCCCCCTTGAGATTATCCATACGAGCGGCACCCTGCTCAGCCGCATATCCCGAATCGCTGACTCCTTTAGTCCACTTGTCGATTCCGGCTGCACCCTCGTTGTATAAAACGTTCGCGCCACGGATCGCATCGGTGCCGAAAATGGTCTGCATCGCGGCGTTCCGTTGTTCCATGGAAAGCCCGCTCATTTTGTCCTGAAGCTGACCTGCGAGCCCAGAAAGTCCCACAAATTGACCTTGGGCATCATATGCACTGATTCCAAGCTGATCCAGTGTTGATTGAGCTTTGTCAGTTGGCGATGCCAATTTCAGGAGCATCGTTTTGAGCGAGGTGCCGGCGTCGGAGCCGATCATGCCAGCATTGGCAAACGCAGCGAGCGTACCGGTGGTCTCCTGCATGCTGATGCCGTATTGGTTGGCGACCAGGCCCGCTTGTGAGAGCGCCATGCCCAGATCGGAGGCACTGCCCTGCGCTTTACCGGCGCCGGATGCGAGTGCGTCGGCTACTTTGGTGGAGTCTTTGCCGGTGAGGTTGAATTGGGCGAGGGTTGATGCCATGAGTTCGGCGGCGTCGGATACGGCCATGCCGTCTGATGCGGCGAGGTCGAGCGCTCCGTTTAGTCCTCCGTTTAGGATGTCGGTGGTGCTCATGCCTGCTTTGGCGAGTTCGTTGATGGCGTCGGCTGATTCGGTGGCAGAGTACACGGTTCGTTGTCCAGCTTCGAGTGCTGCGTCGCGAAGGGATTGTAGTTCGCTGCCAGTGGCGTGGGTATTGGATTGCACTACGCTCATGGAGGCGTCGAAGTCCATGAACGATTTTACTGCTGCGACGCCTATGGCTGTGCTGAGAGCACCGACGGCTAGGCCGGCGGTCATGAATCCGCTTTTGAGTTTGTCTGTGGTGCTTCGGGGTTTCTCCATGGAGGTGGAGAGTTTCTCTGCCTGTACGCTCGCGGCCTGCATCTTGGTGGTGTAGTTCGATGTGTCCGCCATCAGTTTGATGACGATGTTCTCGTTGAGTGCCAAGATGCGCCGTCCTTCGTTATCGTGTTATGAGTTTTGTGGTTTGTGAGTTCGGGGCCTGAACCACTCCTGATTGCGTGTACCGTTGCATGGCTTTCTCGCGCATCTCGCCTACAAAGCAGGTGTCAACGCCGGCACCGCTGAATATGTTGGAAACGCTGGCCTTGTCATGACAGAAGTCGGTATCCATGCCGCATACCGGGCATATGTGTGCATTTTCATAGGATTGCAGGGCCAGCATCCATTCACGTTCCGTGTCGTCCCACTCTGTGTGGTCCTGCTCGTTTGGCATCCATCCGAGCCACCGCTTATAGGAGATGCCAAGGGATTTCGCACATCGCAGTCCGGCAAGGATGGAGGGGTGTTTCCCGATCAATTCGCTGAGATCAGGTCCCTTACATCTTTTGGGAGTGCCGAATCGGTTTCGTTGAGTGACCGAATAACCGGTATCAGGTCCGCGGCCTGCACATCGGTGAGATCGGCTATGAATTCTTCAAGTTCCGTCTCACTGAATTCCACGGCCTCGGCCTTCGTCTTCCATGATGCCGTACCCAGCATCTTCGGAGTGGCCGCGGTGACGATGCCAGGCCAGTCGTAGACGAGTCTGTCGCTTGACGACGTGGTGTGCTCTACCATGATCCTGGTCCACTCGGATGCGTTCAGGGAACACAGTTCGAATATCAGTGTAGAGTCATCCACTTGTTTCACGAGCTTCTGCAGGGCGGCCTTCTTCGACTGGACGCTGCGCTGCTGCTTGGCGCTGGCTTCGGAATCCTTCGATTCTTTGATACTGTCACGGTAATCATGAAGTTCGCGGGCCGCCTTGATTGAATCCTGCAGCGCTGCGAGATCGGTGACGATTTCGACGGTCTTCGTGGGTTTGGTAATGCTGATGCTCATGTGTCGCTCCTCAAAAAGTTCGATGGTCGCTGCCAAGTAGTGAAAGGAAATGGTCTACACACTCACGGGAGCGACCCAGCGTGAGTGTGTAGAGGAATTTGTTGGAGGTGCCGGTGTCACTAGCCTGCAGTGACGGTGGCAGTCTCCACGACGGAATCCGGGTCGATGCCGAAGCTGACCACGGACTGCATTAGGTCATTGCCCGAGTGGGCCACGGGATTCTTGGCCCCTATGGCAACCCGATACACGGAGACCACGTCACCGGCCGCGAACGGCTCGGACGCCGCCTTAGCCACGGAACGGCGACGCACGAAATAGCCGCTCTTCCCCTCGGTCAGAGTCTCCGCCGCCACGTTCGGAGTGGTTTCGTCTCTGTTGACGTTGTCGTAGATCTGCACCTCGGTGTTGTCGAAGGATTTGCGGCCCGGGATCTTGCCCACCGCGCCGACTCCTTCAACGGCGTGATCGACAAAATCCTGGGATCGGGTAGGTTTCCACCCGTCCGCTACAATCCACTTGGACAGTTCGGTCGCGGTGGCTGCGGTGAGCTCCGCAATGGTGGGCTTGGCGATGTCCGCGATCGCGGTGGTAAATACGGTTTTGACATCGGACTCGATATACGCCGGTGCCGGATCTTCAAAAGCCATGTGCTTCTCCTTGTTGTGATTGAATACGGAAGAGCCCCGACGGATGCCGGGGCTCTGGGTTCATTGCTTGCTGGTCAAGCAGGCCAGCCGGTCCTCCATGTCAGTACCCGCATCAGATACGGGGTCGAGGTATCAGCGCGCATGAGATCGGACGCATAGACACCCGAATCCTTGTCGGGTAACAGCGGGGACACTTCCTGATTCGCTCGTGCGCCATCCAGTGAGGACATGAGCTTGTCGCACACGCCTCCGATGCTGGTCTCGGATGTACTCACCACCCTGATGTCCAGCACGGCACGGTGACTGTTGGTTGACAGTCCCTCCGAATAGTCACGACCACCCTCGGAAAGCGAGACCACGATCCAGGGCGGATGCTCCCCCGTGGCGATACCTCCAAGGAACATGTCCCAACCGGGAAAATCGGGGATCAGAGCGATCACGGCGGCGCGCGCCTCTGCATAACTCGTCACAATCCACTCGCCGCCTTGTGCACGAATTCAGCTGCCGTAGAAAATTCTTTCTCACCATGCTCGTAGAACTTGTGCGTGCCGCCGCCGCGGGAGGTCCCGAAAAATGCGATGTTGGCGAGATCGCCCGCACCGCCTTCCCTCGGCCCGATATCGGCCTCGATGCGGGTGCCTTCGGCTTTCATCTCATAGCCGATGGGGATACGTGCTATGCCCTTGTTTGCGGATCCTTGTATATCCTCCCGTATCGCTTCCTTGATATTCTGCGCGCCCTTCTTCACTGCCGCCGCGACCAAAGCCTGCTTCTTCAATGGTGCGGCGGCGAGCTTCCTGGCAAGACCTTGCACCTGTGATACGTCGATAAATGGCATGTCATTCTCCTTCGGGCATTTCCTGCACGTTCCACCGTCTGGCGGTGGCATGAGACTTCTCGGATTGCATATTCACCAGACGGTAGCTCCGGCCCACCAGGTCGGGGTCGTCCGATGCGGTGCATACCGCCACGTCCTTCTCCTTGAGCCCCGTGAGAGATGCTGGGAAATGCAGATACAGGCTCCACACGGGCACATTGCCACCCACATTGCTGCTGTCCCCGCTGGCAGTCACCACCTGGGAGGCGATGCCACCGGAGGTCTGCACCTTGCCAATGGTCTCTGCGACGGGAAGCACTTCGGGGACATCGACGAATGTGTGCGGATCGGTTATATTTTCCCCCGTATACCGTTTGATAGTGAACCGGTCGGTCATGAGCCGTTCGGCTTGTTCACGCAGTCTGGGCAATGAGATTCTGACCAAATTGAGCACGTCCATACCAGCCTCCTAATACCCATAGGGATATGAGGGCAGAGGAAACGCATCCGGTTCGGGTTTGGCGATGATGCTGAACGCCGAGGTGGACGCGCTTTTCAGCAGCAGTGACCATTCGGCGTCCAGGATGACGATCTCTCCCGTCGATCGTGAACTGTCCACGGTCTGCTGGAAGTTGCCGTCATCGATCTGCGTCATCATGGACCGCATGCCGTCGGGGTTTCGGGCCTTGCGCTCCACAGCGGACACCTCGACGTCGTTCACGGTCGCCTTATACTGATCATCGTTGGCGGCCCAATCATCGAGTTCGCTCACTCTGGCGCGGATGGTCCGCTCGGCCCTGTTGAGCCAGCGTTGGATCTGTTTGCCACGGGCGCTGTCCGCGTCGATGTCCTCACCGAGTTCGGCTGCGACGTCGGCAACTTCGGCGTACCGGGCCGTCAATGATTGTTCCGCCATGATGATGGTCTCCTACTTGCCGGCCTTGGGAGCGGTCTTGCCGCCTGAACTCTTGCCGGGGCCCGTGTCTTCCATGGACTCGGTGTCATCGGACGCTTCCTGCTCATCGGTTCCGGCCTCCTCCTCCGATGATGTTGCGGTGACCTGCACCGTGTACCCGTGTCTGCGGAAGTACGCGGGATCAGTGTCGCTGACACCTTCACCGTCCTTGAACATGACGCCGGCGACCTCGCCCGAGAACCCCTTGACCGGGGTGTTGATGGTCCAGCTCACAGCACCTTCACCCCCCTCAATACCGCCGCGGCTTTCGTGGCCTTGAGTGCGACCGCGATGGGTCCAAGCTCGACCTCGCCTTTCTTGACGGCATTGGCGGTGGTGAAGTCGGGAAGCCAGGTTTGCACGAGCTGACCTCCCGACACGGAGACACCATGGAAACCGTCCAGGGCGACACGGTACGCATACACGTCGGAGGTGCCGGTTGTCGAATCAACGGGGATGATCGGGTCGTTCGTCCCGGCTTTCGCACCCGCGTCGACGAGCAGGATGTTGCCGTAGGTCTCCCTGGTGATCGGTCTCCCGTTGGCACCCAGAAGATCCTCGATGGGATCCTTCACGTACTGGCTGGTGCGACGGCCAGCGGCACGGATTTTCGCCAAGGCTTTGGCATTGCCCACCAGTACGGTGGGGTCACCGTCGAGCATGCTGAGGAACGCATCGAGCGAATCGAGGATCTTGAAACCGTTGTCGGAGACATCCGTCCAATCGGGTTTCGAGGTGGCATCCTCAGTGCTTGATCCGGTCAGGGCCTTGTCCAGACCGTCGAAGGCGTTGGCGTCGGTAGCGACGTCTCCGTTGATGACCGAGTCCTGGAACAGCGTGGTCGCGGCCTTGACCTTCTGGGTGATGTTCAGAGCGATCGCTCCGGATGCCGCAGGTCCCATGTTCGCCACCACGCGGTCGACCTCGAAACTGCCACCGAGCACGGCGAGATCCACCGAATGCTTCTCGGTCTCGGCGTTCTGCGGGGTGTATTCGTTGTTGATCGCACGGAATGCGGCGGTTGGCTGGGTCTTGAGACGACGGTAGGAGTAGGTGAGCGTCGAGCCGCCACCAGCCGGGGATACGACGTCGTCGAAGATGAGTGAGTCGAGGATCTCGGAGTTCTTGCGGAACTCGTCGATGACCATCGGGTCATAGTCCTCTAGAGTGTTGTTCTTGGCTTCCGCCAGTGTTACTGCCATGTTGTGCCCTCCTAAGGGTTATTTGAGATGACCGGCGATGGCCGCTTCAAGCGAGGCGGGTTTGGGGTTTCCGCCCTTGCCCTGGCTTTTGTCGGGTTTCGGTCCGGCCGGTTTATGGTCGTTCTGGATCAATGGGAGGAGTTCCTCGGCGTCCTTGAGCATGCCGTCCTTGTCATTGCCGCGCAGTCTGGTCGCCAGGCTCAGCGGGAGTCCCTTTTCTGCTGCCACCTCGTATTGCAGGGCCTTGCGTGCGTTCTCCGCGCTGGACTGTTCCAACGCCTTGACGCGTTCCGCCTCTTTCTGGGAGTCGGTCTTGTCCTGGTCCTCGATGGCCTTGAGCTTGGCTTCGTATTCGGCGATCTTGGCCTTCGCGGTCTTGTTCGCCTCACGTTCCGCCTTGAGCGCCTTCAGCCCGCTCTCGCCCAGCTGCTCATCGTCTTTACCGGTGTTTTCGCTCTCTTCTTCCGGTTTGGGCGCAGGGTCGCCCTGCCCTTCCCCGGTGCCTCCACCGTCGCCTTCGGTGATGATGGTGCGGATGAATCGCAGGTAGTACAGACGGTTCTTCATGTGGTTTCCTTCCATTGGATGCCATGTCGCATGGCTGACGCCACCCGTTTCGCGCGGATGGTGAAAAATCGTGGTGACGACCGGCTTACAGCCAGCCGTAGTTTCCCAGCAGCCGCATGACCTTGGCATGATCGCTGCCTGCGAGCTGGTAGATGGTTTCGGGCATCAGCCGAGGATGGTCTGCCCGCCAGTATTTGGACCCGTAGCGCAAGTGTTCGCGGACGTACCCGGCCAGTTTCATGCGGGAATACGCCCAACCCCGTTTCGTGGTGCCTTCCATCGTGTACTTGAGGTTTCTCCCGTAGATCTGGGCGGCCCGCACATCGCCTTTCCGCCGGTAGGCGTTGACGAGTTGGTTGAGGTCGACACCGTCCTGCCATGCCCTGGCGTTCGCCTGGGAGCCGAGCGCCTGGGCCAGAGCGTCATCACTTAGCGAGTTGAGGTAATCGGCGGGGTTCGCGTAATGCGTGGCGAGCGCGGCTTCGTCGGTGCTCCATGCGGTGGTGCAGTCGCAGTGCGGGTGGCGTTCGAAGGCGCGTCTGCCTGAAGGGATGCCGGCCAGTATCGTGCATCGTCCGCATGATGGTGGTGTGAGTACGCGTATGTAGTGTGCGGTGTATTGGCGTGTTTTGGCGCTGATCATGCTGGCGGTGCGGGCGGTGTCGGCGAGGATGGTTCGCGAGCGCAGGGCGAGGTTGTTTTCGATGATGGTGAGGGCGGAACTGGTTGAGGCGCCGTTGGTCATGGAGTGTTTGCCCATGAGGATGCTGTTCCAGAGGTTGTCGAAGGTGGTTTGCCCGTTTCCTGCCCATCCGACCAGTGTGGCGGGGTTGAATCGTGTCTCGGGTTTGGGCAGGTTTCCGCCGCCGATGGTCTGCATGACGTCGGGTGTGGTGTCGTACATGTAGTCGGCGATCGTCTGTTGTGCGGTGTCGAGGATCGCCAGCATTTCTTCGGATGCGTTCGCGAACGCGGCGTCGAAGTCGTCGGAGCGGTTACGCCGCCACGCCAGCGTGAGTCTGGTGATCGTCTGGTTGCTGACCGTCCGTAGTCTCTTGCCCTGTTGGACCGCTATTCTGGGGAGTTCCTGTCCCGCCATGGTCTGCATTGGTGCCCTCCGGTTTCAGTAGGTTCTCCCATTGCGCGGCGTCCATGTCGGCGAACCGTTCTCGTTCCAGGTCCTTGCGGGCCTCGGACCAGTCGAGTTCGTCCCACGCGCCTTCACGGCTGAGGATGCCGGTGGCGACGAGCTTCTGGATGGCGTCGGCCTTCTGCGAGAAGGTCGGGGTGTTCGGGTCGTCCCAGTCGGTGCGGATCCGATTGCCGTCGAGCCAGTCGCCCTTGCCGAACCGGTATGCCAGGGCCATCACGTCGGCCCAGCAGTCGCCGTCGGTCATGTTCTTCAACTCGACGTTCTTCACCAGCCGCACCTCGTCGGCGCGTATGGCACCTTCGGCGGCGGGGTTGGCGGTGTTCTGTCCGAAATAACGCATCGGCAGTCCGGTGACCGCGCTGACCTGTTCGGCGAGCATGTCGATGACCGTTTTGAAATTGCTGAGCTCCGACGCCTGGAACTGGCCGAATTTTGCAGACTGGCTCTGGGTCACGGTCATGGCGGTGTAATACGCCTTCCATGATGGTGCCATCTGCCCTGTGGCAGCGTCGATGAAATCATCCTTGTTCAAGCCTGTGGCCCACTTGCCGGGTACGGCGTGGGTTTCCATCGCAACCTGCAAATCCATCAAGGCTCGGGCCGCCATGTCGGTGGGCTTGAGCACATCCTTCATCTCAGATTCACCCACAAAGTTCCCCACCCTTGGACGGTTGAGGAACTGCACAACCGGCACCCTGCCCAGATTGTGGTCGTCACGCTCCGATACCGCCCAATGCCACCCCTTCACGCGTTCCAGATAGATGGTGGATTCCGGCAGGTAGAGCGTGGCCTCGGTGGGGGCCGACCGTTGCAGGGGGTCGTAGTAGACGCGCAGCGCGGCGGTGATGCGGCGGGTGCGCGGGTCGATCTGAGCAATCATGGACCGCGAGGACTCCACCGTGATGAGGGGATGTTCGGCATCCTCCTCATTGGTGCCGACAGACACGAAGCCATGCCCCTGCACCCGGGTCTCCAAATGGTTCAGGACGCTCTGCGAACCCATGTTGTTCGCCTCCCACACCTCCGACAGGTAGTCGTTGGACTCGGGACTGTCAGGCAGACTGAACGAGCGCACACGCTGGCGTTGCACGACCGTGTCCACGGTCACGCGCGGCCAGTTGAGGGGGAACTCGAACACCCGCAGTTCCGGTGGCACCGCCAGGCCGATGGTCTGGATGCGCTGCTCTCCGCGATAGTAGGAGTCCAGGTCCTCGTGCACCTTGCGCAACCGCTGCAGTCTCGTGTACAGGAGCCGCACCAGTGCGGACTCATCCGAAGACAACTCCGTTATTCCCTCCATACGACCCTCCGTAATCAGTTGTGTTGCCGAGCAGGTAGACCCTGCTGCTGCCCACTCCCCAACCCAGGGCACGCATGTCGCATGCGGCCTCGTGGGCGAGGATGTCGGCCATGGTGATGTCGATCTTCTGGTTCTCGCTTGGTTTGCCCAGCACGAACCGGTCCCCTGGTTTGGCGACCATGCGGGCCGCCATCATGTGCAGTTTCGCGGTCGGGTCGGGGCTGTGCGTGGTGGTCTTGTCGGCCGTGTCCTCGCGGAACCGTACGAGCGCGTTGTACATGCGTCCGGGCTGGTTGGTGGGCCATTGCACCACCACATCCTCCCCGTAGCGTTCGCTCCACGCATCCACCTGCGTCTCCCAGGGATGCGGATCGCAGTAGAAGCGTTTGACGCGGTAATGCTCGAACAGTTCGCTCACGCAGGCATCGACCTCGCTGCGTGGGATGCGCCCCTCCCACTCCTTCGGATTCCAGTAGGACGGACGGTTCGATGGACCGTAGGACGGCGTCCAACGCCATCCCTCGACCGTCTCCGCACGCAGCGCGGTCCAATCCCCCGACTGGGATCCATCGAAGCCCAGGCAGATCTCACTGCCTTCCGCAGGCGGGGCCTGGTCCTGCTCGGTCTCGTCGTACACTTTCTCGGGCATATAGGCTCCAAGGCCCTGCACCAGTTCGCAGCCGAAGAATCTTCGCGCCTGTGCAGGGTCTCGTTCCAGGAGTTCCGCAGCCGTGGCCTCGACGCTGTCGAGGTTGACCCACGGACTGCCCCTGTAGACGAATTCGAGGATGAGCCGCCGGTCCTCCGGTTTGAGGAAGTCCAATGCGGGGTCGTGACGCGGAAAATACTTCATGATGTCGTCGGCACGACTCTCGTAGGTCGCCTGGCCGAAAGAAGCATCCATCGGATCCCACGGGTTCGTGAGCTCCAACATGCGCCCATCCATGCCGGACACGCCGCGCAGCACGGTGTCGGCGACCTCGAACATGCCCGAACGCTTCGTATAGACGCCGGACTCGTCGCACAGCGCGAAGTTCACCGGGTTTCCCAGCTTCGAACGCGCCGATGCGGTGACCGGGTCGATGCGCCCGCCGTTGGGCAGACGGATGAAGCCCTCGCGGACCTTCATGAGATCATCGAGCCTGCCGTTGCGCACCATGGTCTGCAGCGGTCGGTACACGTTCGCGGTCTGCTCCTCGGAGTTGGCGAGCAGCTGCACCAGGGCGGTGCGTCTGGGCATGCCCATGGCCTCCCCGGGCTGGTACTCGTACTCGAAGCCGCACCCGCAACCCCAATCGGAGCAGCGGAACACCTCTCCGCCAACGGCCCAACCGCAGAAGACACATGGGCCGCCACCCTCGAAACAGGCGCATGCGGCACCGAACGGGCTCTTGCCGAGCTTCTGACCTCCCACGATCTGCCCGCGACGCCACCTGAACGCCGCGCCCTGCAACGGTCGAGAGGCATTGAACCTCGTAACCGGTTTCACACGGTAGAACTCGACGGCGTTGCGCAACTGCCACCCGGTCAGCACGAACGGCTTGTTCAGGTCATATCCCGAGGGCACCACGCAATGCCACTGCGTCCAGTCAGCGAACAGGAACCCCAGCGACTTCGGCAGCTGCGCACCCGCCATCGGAACCCCCTTCTAGATATCGGCGAACCGTTCCCTCGCACTGGGGAACCGCACGATCTTCGAATCCTTCGCCTTCACCTGTTTCTTCGGCTCGTCGTCAACGATCTGCCAGCCATTGAGCTTCAACCCCTGCGGAGTCAGACCGATGGTGTCCGCATAGCGTTGCAGCGTCGAACGGTCCGCAGCCTTCGCATCCGGTGACTCACAGATCACGAACTGCCGGCAATACAGGGCCACGGTGTTGAACAGGTACGCGAACTCCGGCATATGCCAGGCGATGGCCTGCGGCAGCTTCCACAACTCGCCCCACAGTTCACGCTCACGCCTGTTCCACTCCTCCGTGGAGTCCGCGTCCTTCTCCTTGTGCATCCCGTCCTCGTCATGCCACGAATCCCAGATGACATACCGGCTCAACGGGAAGGCCCGCGGCTTGCGCCGGTATCCCCTCGCACTCAATGGAAGCAGTGACCTGCCCATCCGTTCGGAACGCTCCGAGTTCGGATCGAACGCCGGCCCCGACCGCGCCCTAGCGCCACCCTGCGTCATGGTCACCCCTCAATCCGAAACGGCCCTGAACGCCCCATTTCCAAAAACTTTGAACCCTCCGCACTTGCGAGCCACCTCACCGGCGGTCTTTCGCACCACCACGAGGGACCCTCCCCCGGGGGTGCCAGGACCGTTCGAAATCGTAAGAGGGGAAGAGAAAACGATTGATTATCATGTCGTTCATCGTCCTCGTCGGCCCGCTTTCATCACGTTGCATAACGAAACGGTCAACAACCTGCACACATGCTCACCTGGTGCAGACTCTCTCGCAAACACGTCGGATGAGCTCGACGTCCACTCTTATTTCCATCGCTCGCGCATGCGCATGCTGTTGGCTTGCCCTGCGCTCCTGTTGCAGTGTGCGTGTTCGGGTCCTGTCCATCGGGTGCGGTCGTCACTGTGCCCCAAGTCCCAAGCTTGATCCGGTTTGACAATCTGTCCGCATCGTTTGCACACGGGCTGTGCACCCTGGGCTAGTAGGTGCTGCCACCGTGCTCTCTCCATCTGGTGAGCCCTGCCGTATCCTCGACTCACAGCACTGCCCCGCCGTCGCTCATTTGCAGCGATATGCTGCTTGCAATATCGCGTGTCAAGCGGAACAAGCTGAGGGCAGTTCGCCCACGCACATCTACGCATAGGCATGGAGTATCACCTCTGGCGGGTAAGTAGTATCAGGTACCGGCTGGTGGGTCACTGGTGTGTGCCCTGCTATCGTCTTCCTGTTTTCAGTGTGTAGTCGATGGGTTGCCCGCACAGCCAGCAAGGTGCGTTCTATCGTTGCCATTGTTCGAAGAACTCGTCGCGCTGCTTCTGGAATGCCCGCGTGCTTACATGTTTCTTGACTGGCATGCCTCATCCTTTCATGGTTCACGTTCAGGTTGGTGGTGTAGTGTCATCAATATCGGCTGTTCTGTAAGGCCGTTAGGATCCCGTTATGAGCCCGATATTGCAGATGGCTCGTTCACAACGTTTTACGGGGTCCGCCACAACAACGCATGGACGTTGTGGCTCACCGGGTTCGCCACCCTATGAATCAGGAGGCGACGATTATGAGGATTAAGGCTTTCCATTCCCGACTGGGAGTGTTCTACCACGACAACGATGACTGCCCGTTCGCCCGGACCATCAAACCCGCTTCACGCCGTGACGGCGAATCGGGGCTGGGACTGTGCATGCTGTGCCGCAGCCTCGACAAGGAAGACGACGAGGCCAACGACAGCCACTTGCAGCAGGCGCAGTTGCAGGTCCTGGATGACGACGGGGGCGCGCAGCGCCACATGCAGGAGGACAAGCTGGAGGCTTCGTTCCTAAAACAGAACTTCGGCCCCCACCCCGGGCGCGATATGCAGGGCAACCCCGTCACCCCAGAGGAGCAGCAGCTGATCGACCAGGACCTGCGGCACCTGCACATGCAGGCCGAGGACGCCAAACCGGACACCGACCGCACGGACGACCGGCAAAACCGCTGAACAGATTACACGAATTCAAGTATGTAATCATTTATTAAGGAGATATCATGTTCGCTTTCATGATCGTATTGCTCGTCGTCTGGCTCATCGCCGGAACCATAGGCCTGGTGGTCCAGGGAATGCTCTGGCTGTTCTGGGTCGCCCTGGCCCTGTTCATTCTCACCGCCGTGGCTGGATTCATCAAGGGACTCTTCAGGAAGAACCCCACGGAACGCAAACCATGAACCGCCACCCCGCAGACACCGCTCGGGACCGGCGTGTGGAACCGCACGCGTTCCACGCGCGCACGGGTCTGTTCTACCACGACAACGACCGCTGCCCGTTCACCCGTGGCATCGACCCCGGTTCCCGGCTTCCCGGGACGGGCGGCCTGAACGAGTGCATCATGTGCCGCCAGCTCAACACCCACGACCGGCATCCGACGAAGATCTGAGGAACCATGGCGATATACGCGATCAACTGCACGCTCAAATCCCCCGACAAGGACTACATGGGCCTGATGCACACACTCAGGTCCTTCCCCGACTCCTGCCACGTGCAGAAGGGCTTCTGGATCGTGCGCTCCCCCAAGGACCAGGACAGCATGTTCCAGACCCTGGCGTCCGAACTCGTGCCTGGCGACGAACTGTTCATCATGGCATACACCAACGGAGGGGCCACATGGACCGGCAACCAAGGCGAATCAGTCACCAAACTCCAGGACATGCTCTACGACCCCGGACACCAGCGCGAGACCGGACAACCACACGGCCCGACCGGTATCCAGCAGTCCGCCGGACAAGGGAGGCCATGATGTACGCGATGAACTTCTTCGGCGTGATTTTCCTCTGGGCACTGGGCACCGGGATCGCGACCACGGTGCTCTACTACACGGTCAAGCAAGCCGTGAAAAACGGCATGGACGAATCAATCGCTGGACAGAACACCGCCAAGAAGACACCAGGCGAGCCCGACCCCGACAAAGACACGCACCACATCCAACGCAACTCAATGTTCCGCCCGCAATAAAGAATGATTCGCCCTGCTGCATGGTCTCCATGTGACGTGTGGTGCCTGGTGGGTACAAAGATGTAAGGCCTCCAGGTTTGGTATATCGGCTTGGAGTCGAACCAAGTCTGACGGTTTTGGAGACCGTCATCGCACCGTGCGACCGACATGGATTGTTGCCGCCCGCTATTTGACGGCAAGAATGGTTGATCGACTTATAGGCTCGACCGGTACCCGAAACGTCCCAGCGCACCGGAGCATGTCTACGTGCAGGTATGCGAAAGGCCCGACATCAGCCGAGCCTCATATACACTAAATACAACATTACAAATATAACGGCTTCACACGAAGATATCAATATTTCATTCGGCGTGTCCATCAATGTTGACAGCATCATTGAGGGCAGCACCGGCGACAGCTTTCCCGTTTTCTACACAATCGAGCAATTCAATCGGGTTGAACCTCCAAACACCTTTCTCATCAGCATGCACTGCCGAGGGCAACAGGCCACGCCCAAGCCAATTAGTCACCGATTTTCTACTCACCCTCACATTCGTCTGCCCACACAACCACGCCGCAGCCTGCGCGGGCGTCATCCTCAACGTCCGATCAACACCGGACGCATCAACAGGACTCAACCGATAGCGCTCGCGTCTGGATGCCCTTATCGCGCTCACACTCCAGGTACTTCCGCAATACCCGCACGTGGCCTCCTTCTGGCCAGCCACGCCGGACACCTCGTGCAGGCATACGGGGTTCAGGCACCTGCCGTAGATGATCCGTTCATCGGGTGGCGTGAGCCAGAGTCTGATCTTCTCCGAGGCGTGGGTGATCTCCTTGAACGCTTCACCGCAGTGGGGAGAGGAAGCCAAAGCCCCCAACCGACCCTGCAGCCGCCTTATCAATACAGGGCATCGCACACCCCACAGTCCGATCGCCGCGGCCACATCCTGCAGTATGTCGTCCGTCTCGTCGTAGAGCACCTGGGCTGACATGTTCAACGGCGTGGAGGCGAACGCGGCCGACGCATGCCCCTGGCCACGGCCAGCGAGCTTGAACTCCCTGCGAGCCAGACCGGCCAGCTCATACATCCCCAATCGCAAAGACTGCAATGCGGCTGCCATCTCCCTGCGATGCTGCTTGCACAGCACTCCCCCACGAACCATGCCATCACACACCGGGCAACTACTCGTCATATGCACTCCCCTCGTTGAGCATGGCTGCGAGCGCGTTGAGTTGGTTGATGGCGTTGGTGAGGTGCATGCTGGCGGATTTGAGTTCTGCGGCGTTGCGGATGCTGGTTGCTGTGTCTTGGTTGGGTGATTGCCAGTATGGCCAGGTTCGTTGTTGTGCGTGGTTGAGTTCCTGTTTCCGTAGTTTGTTGATGGATGCGTTCAAAGCGGTGAGTTGGATGGTTTGACTGGTGAGACGTTTCGCGAGCGCCTTGCGTTTATCTTGTTGGCTGCTCATATGGTGTTCTCCTGGAATATCTGGCCCAAGGCAATCGGTTCACCTATCGGTGCCACAAACAGGTAGTCACGGCGATGGGTGAATTCGGGAACCCATAGGCTCGGCCTGGGGAACAGCTCCTTGAACGTCTCCTCATCCACTCCCGACAGTTCACGGACGAACTCATCGGAATCACGACTAAACCTGCGCTCGCGACCCAATCTTCTTAATCCGTCACTGAACTGGGTGTGAGGGTGATCGGCATCCACGTACCTGATGAAGTCGGCATCATGGAAACTTTCCATCCGTACCTCGAAACGCTTACCACCATCCGATATCTTCATCATGATTCCCGGACGAATCTTCGCTGTGATAATCCTCGTCATCTTCATAATGCCAATTCCTCCTGTTTCATATAGACACTCCCCTTATCCGAGTAATCCGACTCATCGAGATCCCACCACACTCGCCTCGCATCACGAACCTGAGTGAAACCACACGTCGTACACCGCACAGCGACCAAATGTGACGGAACCTCAGCGCCCGGCAAACGACCATGATTAATGGACCTTGGACCGACACCACCACACGAAGCACAACAGTCAGCCGGCAAATCGAAAGAAACCGGCTCCAACTCGAAACCCCGCCACTCCACCCGAAGCCCATCCCACTCAGGAGGCAACTCATTACGCCCAGCCATCGCAAACGCCTCCTTTCAGAATTAGTATGATTCGCAAGGGCATACGAATACGACAGAAAGGCCGAAGATGAGCGACTGGCGTGTAGAGGAAATTCCCTGGGATCAGCAAGAAGGCCGCATGCTGCGTCAGGAACAGCGTGACGAGCTCGACGCACGATACGGCAACGACACCCATGAGCCAGGCACACCACCATCCGCCGATGACGTGACAGTGTTCTTCATCGCGCGGGACAACCACGGAACCGCCATGGCATGCGGAGGGCTCAGAACTATCCAAGACAGTGCACTCGGACCCGATGTCATGGAAATCAAACGCATGTACGCGACGCCCAAAGCCAGAGGCAGAGGCGCGTCCACAGCGATCCTCACCGCATTGCGTGACACCGCGCGCAAACGGGGCGCGAAACGTCTGATCCTGGAAACAGGCACCAGCCAACCCGACGCGATCCGCTTCTATGAAAAACACGGATTCACCCAAATACCTCTTTTCGGAGAATACAAGGAATCCAAACTCTCCTACTGCTACGCAAGCAACCTGTAACCGAATCAACAGAACGCGCTCACTCAAGGTCATCACCCCAATCAGAGGCCTCAGCAAATCGACCCGTACTTCGCCGTATGAACGAATCAGCAATCACCAGGTCAGCAACCTTGGCCCTCGAGGGATAATGTGAATCGGCCAGCAGGTCCCGTGCAAACTCAACAGCAGAATCCTCTGTGATCTCATCATTGCCGGACTCCGAGAAATACACTTTGGCAAACTCCAAGCAAGGCATGCACTCATTCCAAGTT